CTACTGTGTGGTGCGTAGATTCTCATCGAAAGAAGAAAAGCGCCGGATCATGGCCAGCGCGGTTGATCCCGCCGTCTTTGGCAACGCTCAGGTGCTAGGGTTTGAGAATCATCTGAATGTCTTCCATGAGAATAGGCGCGGCCTCTCCGAACCGCTGGCGAATGGGCTGGCCATGTTCCTGAATACGACGGTTGTAGACAAGGCGTTTCGACGCTTCAACGGACACACTCAAGTGAACGCCACAGACCTGAAGACGATGAAGTATCCGAGCCGCACCGCATTGATTGAGCTTGGCAAGTGGGCTGTGAAGAGCGGGGAGCTTACGCAACAGATGATAGATGAAAGGCTGGACGCGCTGACGGCATGACTCACACTCATATAGAGGAAGCACTCGCAATCATCAAAGCTCTGGGCCTACCACGAGCACAACAGAATGAACGGTCGGCGGTCAGTCTCCTTGCGTTGTTGAATCTGACGGCACAGAAGACGTGGGCTGAGGCCGAAGCTCCGCTGGTGGGCATCACGCCTGTCATGGACTGGGCGCATGAGCACTACGAAAAGAAGTACGCGCCGAACACACGCGAGACGTTCCGCCGTCAAACGATGCACCAGTTCATAGCTGCTGGACTCGTCCTGTATAACCCCGATAAGCCTGACCGCTCGGTGAACAGTCCGAAAGCCGTGTATCAGATCGAGCCTGCAACGCTGGCCCTCATCCGCTGCTTTGGCACAAAGCAGTGGCCCGCCAAGCTCGCAGCATACTTGACCGAACACCAGACATTGATTGCACAGTATGCAAGGGAGCGAAAGTACAATTTGATTCCCGTCGTGATTGCACCAGACAAGACGATTGCTCTTAGCCCGGGCGAACATAGCGAGTTGATCCGCGCTATTATTGAAGACTTTGCTCCGCGCTTTGCGCCGGGCAGTGTGTTGGTTTATGCAGGCGACACCGGCGATAAGTGGGGATACTTCGATAAGGCATTGCTCGCAAACCTAGGTGTCGAGGTCGATGCACACGGGAAGATGCCCGATGTAGTTTTGCATTATACCGATAAGAACTGGTTGCTCCTTATCGAGTCAGTCACCAGCCACGGGCCAGTAGACGGCAAACGCCACGCGGAACTGGCCGAGTTGTTTGCAGGCTCGAAGAGCGGGCTTGTCTATGTGACAGCGTTCCCGAATCGCGCCATCATGGGCCGCTATCTTAGCGAGATTGCATGGGAGACTGAAGTGTGGGTTGCCGATGCGCCTTCGCATCTGATTCACTTCAACGGCGAGCGGTTTCTTGGGCCGTATCCCGTCGAATAGCGCCATTGCGCCACAGATGATGGCTCACAAAACTCAGGAGAATTGCACGGTGCTTTCAAAAGAGGGCTGGAGATTTGTTCCAATTGCAGAAAAGCTTGAAGATGAAGCTAAAGCCATTAGGGTAATTCGAGATCAACAATATGGAAACATCTACAAAGAAGCGCCGTCCGATGCGAGGTGGATGGGCGACCTCGGCGAGATCGTTTTCAATAAGTGGCTGCTGCATAATCACGTTGAAGGGTTCAAGTGGATTCAGCATGAGACAGCAGGTAAACCAGATTTTAGGTTGAAAAACGGTACTCGAATTGGCGTGAAACTGGTAAAACGCACGGTTCCACCACAGTTAGAATATGGAATTCAGATTTCCGCCGCACACTCACATGAAGCTGTCGATCATTTTTTCTTTATGATGTATGAATTCAAGAAAAGGACGATGTGGCTGCTGGGCGGAATTGATCGCAACGAATTCCTTGCAACGGCACGATATTACAAAGAAGGCAAATGGGTGCATCCACACTACCAAGTCCGAGATCACGACATCTATAACAATGAAATCAGTAGGCTTCAACGCCCTGATGAATGGATCGCGTCCAGACTGATTTCTGATACCGACTTCAATCCTTCAGAGACGATGAAACAAGACTGACTCCGATCATTGTCGGCACTTCAGCCCGCAGGCAAGACAAGAAGGTGAGCAGGCGCAGGAGGTGCAGATCATGGCATTCCAACCATGATAGGAGACGGGACGTGTACACGCTCCGGGTCAAGGCGGTAAAAACGAGAGTTCAGATCAACGTTCGCCTTGAGGCGGAGTGAGTACGCAAGCAAACTGATTTGCAGGTTGGAATGCCAGAGGATTCGTTCTCCCAGCTTCATCGATGAACTATCGATCCAATAGATGCGACCAGATCAGAGGACCGCTTCTGTGCGATCCTCTGCTGAACCCGGTTCAATCTTGCATTCGCTTCCGTGTAATACTTTTCGTCCAATTCGATTCCAATGTATCTGCGATGCGTAAGCGCCGCTGCTGCGCAAGAGCTTCCGCTCCCTGCAAACGGATCGAGCAAAACGTCGCCCGGCAACGAGAAGCTGCGGATCAGAGGAACGAGTGCCGAGAGAGGTTTCTGGGTCGGATGCAGCTTGTTGCCGCTGTAATCAACATCGATCACGTCCGCGATTGGATACTTCGGTAGTGGAGGCTTTCCCTTTGCCAGCAGGTACGCCTGTTCATGCTGATAGCGAACCATCCTGCTCCTCGATGCGTAGTCTTTGCGAAAAACGATATGTCCGACCGGATAGAATCCTGCTTCGCGCCATGCTGCAAAGAACTTATCGACAGCGCTCCATCCATAAAACATTGCGGCGAGACGATCCTGCTTGAGCACCCTGTAGGCTTCCTTCATCGCGGGCTTGAGCCAATCGCTATTCGAGTCATTCTGGATCGAGCGGCCCGTGCGGTCCTTGTAGTTCACCAGATACGGCGGATCTGTGAGTATGAAATCGACGCTGTTTGCTGGCATCTGGCGCATGACTTGAATGCAGTCCCCATGCGCAATGGTGTTGATGAACCGGTTCTGAATTGTAGCTTGTGCCTGCATGGCTTTGATCTCCTTTGTGGTCCCGGAGTGATCTCTCAGGACACACACCCGGAGGGCGCGAGAGATGGATGCTCCCAAGGCGGACGGGATGCTTTTTCGGGGGGTACCTTCAGGGGGAGCCGAAACCCGCAGGGCGTCTGCCGTGCAGCGTCGCCTTTGTCCGGGAGCCCGATTGGCACGGCAGACGAAGCAGAATCCCGGCCGTCGCTGGGCGCAGCCAGCTTTCCTCTCGCGGTGCCTGAGAGTCCGTGGGGCAAAAAAGAGATCAGCATGCAGAGCTATACAGTGTACAGGCAGATGCAAGTGTCCATCATGAAAGCATGGAAAGCACCGTCATAACGCCGCCATCAGTTAATCTGCTGGGGGTAGGTATCGGGAGCAGAGACCGTGAAAAGGCTCTCTATATGTGAAGTAGCGTTGTCCCATTGCGGAAGTACCCGCAATGCCAAGCCAGCAGGTAAGCACCGATGTTGCTGGCCTACGCGCAAGGATGGTGGGTGGTCTTGCTGGGAGTAGGCATGAAAGAGAGCTGGTTCGACCTCAAAGGTGTGGTGATCCTGGATGTTTCGTGTGCGATGACTTGGAGCAACCGGAAACGCCAAGGCATAATTCTTAAAGCCAAAACGCGACTCCTCAAGGTGCGAGGATTGGAAGTCGCCCTGATGTTGAAGGCAAAGTCCTGGAAAGCCAGACATTCTTCGTCTCACGCTCGACGGCACGCCATCCCATCCGCTCCACTTGCCGGAAACCCTTCAACCTACGCCATGGAAGCTACAGAATCTGCCGGATCAGCAGCGCTCAAACGACCGGCTCCAGTAGTTCGGAATTATTGTTCCGTACGTTGCCGACGCGCGCGCTGACGGGCCACGCGGTCATGCGCTCGGCAGGGTAAGGCCGCAGCAGGTCCACGGGTGGAGTCGCCGAATCGCCGACATTGAGCCAGCGGTCATAGTCCTTCGGCTCCAAGATCACCGGCATACGGTTGTGGATCGGTACCATGATTTCGTTTGGACCAGTCGTCAGAATGGTGAAGGTCTCCAATGGCTCGCCATTCTTGGGACGCCAGTTCTCCCACAGGCCAGCAAAGGCGTAGGGCTGGCCGCTGATAAGCGCGAAGGCAAAGGG